CTTATGAAAGGAGGTACCGACGCGATGTCTCAGAGCAGTTCTCACTCTTTAGAGAATGTCATCCTATTTGGGCCACCGGGATCAGGAAAGTCATCCGTGATCGCAGCCTTAAAGTCTGCAGGTTGTAGAGCAGTCGATTTGGAGGACATCTATCCTAGCAAGGCTCGCTTCTCAATGCCCTCATGGTTACAGGGAGTATTCATTGGCGGAGCGGATCTGAATCCAAGGCGCAAGTATCACAAGTGTTACAAAGTATTACTGTTTTGTCATCCCGATATTTACGAGATGCGCAGAGCACACAGAGATGCTAAGATGCCATGGAAGGCAACTCAGGCTAAACACGATATGCGTGATTGGCTCGTAGATAGCAACCATAACTTCGATTGGGTGCTTGATACGTCAAATGAATTGCCACAGGAAACTGCGGCAAAGTTGATGGCACGTTTTCCCACTAATCTTCGTTGACGCAGGATCACTTCAAAATTCACTTTAATAGGAGGCTAAGAATATGTCTAAAAGTAATGTTATTAACTTTGGTGATTATTTCCAATTACCAAATCCTGGGTTAAGGGCTTACTTTGGCAGAGTTCGAGCTGGTAATGATGAAGAGTATAGAACTACCTTCTACAGGGGCAGATCTGTCTCAGACGTCTTACGTACTTGGATGCCTAATCTTGCCAAACTTGAGCAGTCTTGGCCAGGTCTTTTGCAATTTGAAAATGACTTAGCGAAGAAAGTCGGGCCTATGTCAATCATGAAACCTTTATCTGAGAGGCTTGATGACATAAGTTCTTACTACGATTCAATCCTCCTTGAGTCGAGACCAATTGCTCACTCTGCTATAGCTGCAGTTTTGAGCGAGTGGGGATCTTTCCGCGGGATCCACATTAGGAGCCAGGAAGCCACAGTCGATCAAATGAAGAAGTCGACTAATTCCGGTTCCCCGTTCTTCACTAAACGTAGAGCAGTCGTAGCTGACACAGTGCCATGTGAAGTGGATATAGATGCACTGGATGTATACCAGTATCTACCGAACAGCCAATGGTTAGCAGCGGCAGTGTTAGGATGGAGGGGGCAGGAAGGTGGTTCCGAGCCTGAGGACGTTAAGCAGCGGGTGGTATGGATGTTCCCATTTGCAGTTAATGTCCAAGAGTTACAATTATATCAGCCATTGATTGAAGCGGCTCAATCGCATAATTTGGTTCCAGCTTGGGTTAGCATGGAAGCCGTGGATCAGAGGGTCACACAATTGTTTGATACTAAAGATCCCAACGACCTGATAATTTGTACGGACTTTTCAAAATTCGACCAGCACTTCAACGTTGACATGCAAAATGCAGCCAAAACCCTTCTTGACGGCATTATGGATCATAGTGATGTCTCCCGTCGCTGGTTGGATCATGTATTTCCCATTAAGTATGCTATTCCTCTAGCGTATGACTACGGTCAAGTCCGCCGTGGTGCACATGGGATGGGCAGTGGGTCCGGAGGCACTAATGCAGATGAGACTCTCACTCATCGTGCCTTACAATTCGAAGCTGCTCAAGCTGCAGGCCAGAAATTAAACCCTAATTCGCAGTGCCTAGGTGATGATGGTATGCTTAGTTATCCTGGGATTACTGTGGAGGATGTAATCCGCTCATATTCTGCGCATGGCCAAGAGATGAATGAGAGTAAACAGTTTGTGAGCAAAACTGAGTGCACATATTTAAGGCGGTGGCATCACACGGGATACCGTCGAGACGGGGTATGTGTAGGTGTTTATTCAACAGCCAGGGCTATTGGTCGGTTGTGTGAACAGGAACGTTACTATGATCCAAAGATTTGGGGGCCTAAGATGGTAGCTCTACGGCAGTTAAGTATCATTGAAAACTGTAAGTACCATCCCCTCCGTGAGGAGTTTGTCCAATTTTGCATGAAAGGGGATAGATACAGACTGGGACTGGATCTCCCAGGCTTCCTCGCTAATCTTGATACTATAGCGGGTGAGGCTACAGACGTCATGCCTGACTTCTTGGGGTACACTAAGAGTATGCAACGCTCAACAGGTATCTCAGACTGGTG